TTGGGAATGAAATATGCTTCATTGAATGACCAATTAAAGAAAGATGAAGAAGCTGGTAAACTTACTTACCAACAACGTTTAGATAAGTCTAGTGAATTATATAAGGCTTTAAGAGAAGAAGTAACACAGTTAGAGCAGACCTACGGAGTCTAACAAAAAGAGAAAGGGAATAGGCGAGGAAACCTACTCCCTTCTCACACACTACACCTTAGGAGGCAACTAAGGACACTTCACTACCATTACTGGTAGATTCCGCTTTTGAGAATACTTGATACCATACTCAGTACCATTACTACGAGTATCCCAAATAGCAAGAACTTTATCTGCATTGTCAATCATTTGTTTAGTTCGTACAAAGAAGTACTTACTATCGAATGATGCAGATGGGTCTATTAAGTGATAAGGTAAAAACTCTATCACATCTATTCCTCGAGCTTCAGCAAACTTCTTAGCCAAAGGGTCAACTCCTTTAGCACTTCCTAATAAGAACACAGGATTGCCTATGCTATGTTCTTTTAAGAATCTTTCTATGATAGGAAAGACAACTTCTGCCTTATCTAGTGACCGACTCCCTATTATACATACTTTCATTATTTAGCCCAAGCAAAAAGAATTCGAAGAATAAGTAAGTCAATGAAGAGGAAACCAAATACATCTTCGCCATCCATCTCATCAAACAATTCAAACCCTACTTGAACTCCTGATATTGCAGCTATCCTTACTTCCATAAAGTTTCCCCTAGATTTCGCAAGACCCACTAACACAGGCAAGATTCTGTGCTGAAGTAGTGTTATCTTCTGCTTCAATAAAAGACTCCCAGTTAAGCGTTTGAGGAGTAGTCTCTAATAGTTTCTTATAAGTCTCTTTATCACAGTCTTCATATGGAGCTTGTTGATATGTATGGTCACTATGAGGTAAGAAAGATACACCACTAATTTCATCAAAGTGTTTCCATACCCAAGCACCTACTTCAACCCACTCTACATCTTTAACTGAGATAGTTACAGAAGGCTTATGTTCACAGAAGTGTCGTTGGTAAATCAACCAATTATCTAACTGTTCTAGAGCAGTCTTATCAGTTCTTAAGATAGCACCTTTAGGAGCTTTCATAGGGAAACTAAATACTGCAGTACTATCAGGTCTAGATACTTCGTCTTCTACTGCTACACCATTATCTTTTAAGAAGTCATAGATAGGGTCTTTCTTATCCATGCGGATACGTCTTATGTAATAATCGTTGTGACGAGCGTGTATACCCGATGAGCTATCAACCAACTGAGACACTGTCCCTGAGGGCTTAACGCAAGTAATAGAAGCAGAAACAGGGATATCCAATATAGTGGCGTACTTTTCATTCGTTTTACGAGCTGCATCTCTTAACCTTTCTAGCATTTTAGGGTCAGGAGTTGATGTAATCTTAGCATCCATAATCCCAGTTAATGAAACACCTAGTAGGCGTTCCTCTTCAGTGTTTGCTTTCCACTCTGCAGACAAAAACTTAAAGTCTGTTAGAGTACTTTGGATTGTACCTAGAATTGTAGCTAATTCAATTTTTCTAGTGAGAGTAGCTTCGGTATCTTTTTCCCGTACAACCACTTCCGTAAGATTGCAGAACTGTTTATCACGGAGGATAATCTCTGAACATGGATTCGTTCCGTAGCTGAGATTTGGATTACGTCTTCCCCACTTGTTTGCTTGATTTTGAGCAGCAACACGATTAAAAATTCCTCGTTCACCTGATTTGCTCTTAACCAAAGATACCCACTCTTCCATGAAAGTTTCACTATCAGGTTTTTCTGTGTAGGCAACTGAGTTGTTTGCGAGTCCTCGATGTGGATTATCAATGTACCATGCTCCCATTTTAGCTTCACGCATACGTCTATCCGTGAGATTAGATAGTGAAATAAGTGCTGAACGTCTTACACCACCAACTACTACAATCTCACCTACCATACACATCATATCATGTACTTCAATAGAGTTAAGTTTACGTCCTTTTGCTGTCTTAAATGTTTCTACTGAAAAGTCAAAAAGTCTTTGTAATGGTTCAGGTCCACTTGCACGACCACCAAATGTTTTTAATCTAGCTCCTGAAGGACGAACTTTAGAGAAGTCAAACGTAGGAATATCACCTTCATATAAGAATGAGATTAGTTTCTTAAAGGCTTTAGCCCAACCAAGCTTACTATCTTCTACTACAATAACATCATCACAGTAATCTAAAACATCAGGAACCATAGGTAGCTTACTGATATCTTGTCGTTCACAAGAGAATCCTACACCTGTACCGTTCATTAAAATATAAAGAGCTTCAGAGAAGGCTCTCTTGTTATTGATTGCTAGATAAGAACAGTTGTAAGCAGAGATGTTATCTCTATCACATGCTTCACCTGCAGTCATCATTAGTCGCATAGAAGGCATTACTTCTAAGTTAAGTACAGCTTCTCTGATTTCTTTTAGTTCCTTCTCTAAGATAGGTGTTTTATTTCCTAGATAGGTAACTAAACGGTCTACTGTTTCACTCCAAGTTTCCCTGCGGTTTTTCTCAGGTATAAACCTAGCATAGCGACTCATTGCTATTACATCTTGGTATACTGTTGGTAAGTTAGTCTTCGTCATAAATATCGTATTCCTCATTAAGGTTATCAACTTCTTCTAGTAATCTGTCGAAGTTATCTTCAATAATATCTTGAAACTTCTCTACTAAATCTTTAGAGTTGATATCAAGCAGTTCCATTAGGTCAGTCTCTTCTACTTTCTCAAGTTCCTGACATAATTCGTAAAAGGTTAAGTTTTTAGGAGCCATTACCTTCATCCTTGGTAGGTTGATTAGGTTTATCGGAGGAAGTACTAAGCTCTCCCATGTCAGTCGTATCTGTCTTTTTAAAGATTTTGTCATAGTTATCTTCGTACTTCTTACTGTAACGGCTTACTAAATTGTTACCTGTTATATCATTTGTACTAGCCATTAGTCCAACTCCTTATCATAAATAAGAGCCATCGCTAGATAATTTATGGCTCCTAATATCTCTTTCTCATACCACAAGTAGTCAGCTTCTTTTTTGTTTGCAACAGCTTCCATAATTTTCTTCTGTGCTTGTCCAGTTAAGAAACCTGTACCGTGAACCTTTGCAAGACTTACCCAAGGTTGTTCGGTAAAGTCAGTTACATTTTTTCCGTGCCTTTCACTTCCTTTTCCGTTAGTAGCTTGTTGCAAAGCTAACGTAAAGATTCGTTCTAATGGATGATTTTCCATAGTATTATTATACCCTTTTATTTTAAAATGTCAAGTTAAATTGCTTTAACTAGATTATCTTTTTTAAGTTCTCTAACAGACTTGGAATCTTTAGACCATTTACCACAAGCAGTACACTGATACCTCTGATAAGTATAAGAACCTGTAGTTGTGAAGCCTCTTCTTTGTAGCTTAGTACTAGAACAAGCAGGACATACAGCTCCTTTTTCTGAGTGCATATTGTGATTGAATGATGTAACAATCCAACCTCGTAGCTTAAGATAAACCTCTTCTGTTAATCTAACATCATTGCAGTTGTACTTCTTCATTAACTTCCAAGCTTTAGGATTCCTAGACATACACTCAATCCACAGAGGCATACCTTGATGACTTGTCTTCATACCTACGCCTAGCTCTTGTGCTACATAGTCTAGCTTATTACTAGCAAACTTAAACTTACTGCGTGCTGTTTGTAATAAATCTATGTCTTTGTAAGGACTAGGAGGAGGTAGCTTATGTAATAGGAACTCTCGATTTAGAGTCGGCATATCAAATCTCTTACCATTGTAGGTAATGATAGCGTCTGCTTCATCTACTAGTTGGTGCACCTGCTCAATCATCTCTTTTGGAGTAGACTCCATAATGCTGGCAAAGTGTACCTTCTTATCTCCTACCCATTTAGCAGCCCAACATAGTACTGTAGAACTTTCAATCAATTGACCAATGCTAATGTTTTGTTGCCACATTCCCCAGTGAAAGCCTTGATGAGGAGATGTTTCTATATCTAGTACAAGTATCTTACTCATTGTAGTGTTACTCCTTTACTAAGATTAAGCATATCAACATGAGTTTCATCGGCATCCCTATCAATAGATATTACTGAATATTCTATCATAGTTCGAATAGCTACCTCAATAAGAAGGTATACCTCTGCCCCTTCAACTACAAAGTCAAATTCTGCTTCTCCATCTTCAAACATAACATAGTTTTTTATAATCATTTATCCAATCCTTTCTAGAATCTAACCACTCAAAACCTTCTTTAGTAGCCCAGGCTCCATAAGTTGTTTTACTTCCCTTACGAATCTTAACGTCAGGATTCATAAAGAGAAATATAATACGAATGTCAGGACAAGATTGTTTGAACCAAACCATTTTCTTACGAGTATCTAGGTCTAGCTTACCCTTAGCTTCAAGGTAAATCTTGCGTCTTCCTGTCTTAAAGTCAGGATTATATGTTCGCACTATCTCAGGTTGAGTATACTTAAAGTAGTCAGGTTCATACTTGGCATTAGGAAATGCTTTTATTAACTGAGTCCAACAGGCTTTCTCAAATTTACTCCTGAATGAATGCATCAAATCTCTCCTGAAAGTCATCTTGCAAAGTCCTCTTAATCCAAAGAACTCTAGCATTCATAAGAAACTCTTCATCATTACCATATAAATCACGAACTTTATTAAACATTCCCAACTCATCATGGATGTTTGCAAGAGCTTGTTTTGCCTTTGCCTCACCCATACCAGCAATACCTTTGATGTTATCTGAGGTATCTCCTTTAATACATTGAGCATAGAATAGTTTCATTCCATCTATGTAGGTCTGTTCAATCCATGTATCAGGTTTTTCCCAGTTCTTACCACTAATTGCCCATTGGAAATGTTTTCCTGGAATCATTAGTAAGTCTTTGTCAAGAGAACAGATAATAGAATCATCCGTTTGATTTATGCCTAATGAATCGTCAGCTTCAAGACCTTCAGGTGCAAGTTCTGCTCCCATCTCTGCAATTGCATACTCTCTACAATCCTGCAGATACTGTGGTTTAGGAGCTGTCCTATTAGCTTTATACTCAGGATAGATAGTCTTACGAAAGTTAGTTGCTCCAGTTAAGTAAGCTTTGTACTCTGTCGCTCCTGCTTTCTCAAGTATGCCATCCATTAGTTCATTCATTCGGTAGATAGCAATACCTGCTCCGTCATTCTCTGCACTAGCAGAACAACGGAAACAGACTAAATCCATATCAATTAAGGCTAACATTATGAAGGAATATCGTCAGGAAAGTCATCAAAGCTTCCTAGATTATCTACATTAGCAAAGCCTTTTTGAACATAAGTTGTGTACTTTGAAGCAAGTTCAATGACTTCTTTAGGAGTCGCTACTCTGCCTCCACTTGACAAAGTATTTACTGCATTAGACAAAGATGATTGTCGAATAATGTATATCTGTGTCTTCTCACGTTCATCCGAAGTAGGATAGTTGCTACCTGTTACTCGAGTAGGTGCAGAAGAGTTGCTAGGAGCTGCACTAGGTTTAGCTGCCATTGGTGCTGCTTCACCTTCAGCTAGAATACCAATCCACTGCCAGTATCCATTGTCATCCTTCTGTGTATTAACATTAACTGCATCACCTTTAGTCCATGACTGTGCTGCTTTGAATACCTCAGGGTTACTGAAAGACATTAGCTTCTTAGAAGAAGTCTGTCCATTATCACCTTTGTACGTTACTTCTAATGACTGGTAGCTTCTACCATTCTTAGCTGAGTGAGTATTAGGTGAGCCTACATCAATAATATTAATCTGCATTTATAATCTCCATATCACCCCATGTTTGTCCTACTTGACACTCGACTCGCATGGGTAAGTTAAATTCAACTCCAAACATTTTCTTGAAGTTCTCAGGTACATCGTTAAAACACTTGTCAACTAACTTAACAAGTTCCTTAGTATCGCATACATTTGAATCAAAGTCAACAATAATAGAGTCATGTACAGTATTTATTAACTTAACTCCTTCTCGACCTTTGAGTCTATTGCGTAGAGATACTCTAGTAATTGCCATCAGGTCAGCACCAAGTCCTTGGACAGGATAGTTAAGAATTTTTGTCCGTGGATACTTGACCTTGTTGAACTTCACCTCAGGTTCAAAGTGATAGATTCGTCCTGTCGGCATTACTAATTTTCTGTCTTTCTTAGCAGTGAACTGAATCTCTTCATGCCATTTATAAAGACGTTGATACTTGTCATAGAATGAATCTATAACATCTTGCCAAAATGATTCGTTACCAATATCTCTAAAGTTAGGGTCATTTGCATAAGAGTATGCTGAACCTCCATAGATTAATCGGAATACGAATGTCTTAGCTATCAATCTACTAGGTAGCTTAAACCTAGCTTGGTTATCAGAGTGCATATCTACTTCACGCCATATCTCATCAATTGCAATTTTATCTTGAGATAGGTATGTAGCACCAATCCACTCTAGCTGTTTTGCATCTGCTTGTAGTAACATTATGCGACCTCATACCGTGAATAAAATAGTCCTTTAATCTCACCATCAAAGTTTTGTAAGTTAGGCTTACTGCTTGATAACCTTCCTGTACGAGCAACACACTGATTAAGCTGTCCGTAAATCTTACCCTTCTCCCAGTTCATCTCTGTAATGAGTTTAGGTAATCCTTGATAGTACGTTCCCATTCTCTTGTTTAGTTCAGACCTTGTTAATAGGATAGTAATAACTTCTTTAGCCTTCGCACTACCTTTAAGAGAGCGTAGTGTCTTCTCATCTGTCGAGTAGTACCCTTCCTTTGCTAACTCTGTTTTAGGTAGAGGCTTACATAGTCTATCAAATGTTTTACTATGTGATTCCCACTTAAGTTTTTCTAATCCTTTTTTCTCACCAGTCTTATAGACTCCATCACTGACCTGCACACGGTAAGTAATATCACCGCCGTATAAAAGACAAGAGATGTGGTCGTTAGAATTGGGATTGAAAGTATCAAGATTATGATGGTCATAAAGTCTTTTATCAAGTTTAGCAATTTGTTCTTCCAGCTCTGCACCTAGGGTTTCACTCCAGTCTTGGTTAAATAATAATCCATTATGTTCCATCTCTTGTAAGCCTAATAGGTCTTGATTATGAAGACTAACCAGTCTAGCAAGTAATGAATTTTTTGAGAGTTCTTCTCGTTGTTTAAAAAATACTAACTCTGTAACGTTTAAGTCTTGCTCTAGGTATTCTTCTAGAATATCCCTTGGTACTTCTGTGGTATCAATTCCTTGACTCCAGTAGTTCTCTTTTACAATGTCTAACTTCTGTTCTAAACCATAGTATTCTGCTGTCTTGTTAAGACTTGGGTATGTATCTGATTGTCCACCTAACATGAAGTGAGTTAGTTGACAGTCCCATATCTTTTTATCAGCAAACTTAATGCCATATCTTGCTAACCAATGTAAGTCAAATTTAATATTAAATCCAACAAGTACATCGACTTTATCTATTGCTTCTTGAATAGCAATTAATTTATCTCCATAAGGCTCGTCACCATATTCTATTGCAAACGGTTCATATCCTTTAAGACCTACCATAACTAACTTATTTGTTTGGTCAAATGGATTGCCACTGTTTGAGATAGTTGTTTCTACATCTAAGATTAAATAGTTCATAGTTCATCTTCTTTATCATCTTTATCTTCACGATATACGAAGGCTTTTGTATCACAATTATAATTCTCACAAGTATACACAGATTCAATTACATCCTTTTCAAAATCTAATACAAGCTTTTCTCTTACGAGTAGAAGTTCTCCTTCACAGTTAAAGCATTTCATTATAAATCTCCTTTACCAATGTCGCCATACGTTAATTATAATATGGAAACAAGTTATCACCTCAATTAATCTAATTAAATCTAACTGTTTCATTTTACTACTTTGCCTTTGTATCTATGGTTAATTCTATTCTCACTAGTACTTAATTTAACTTCACATTGTACAGGTAGTGCTGCTTTTTTATCTGCAATCTGTGATTGAATGATTGCTACTCCTACTGGAGGTAATGCACCTAGTATCCATCCAGTGAGTAATATCATTAATGTTCGTTCTCTATATGTCTTCATAGCGAGCTACCTCAGGTTTAATTAAGACTTGGCTACTGCCATGCCGAAGGTCAGGTAATGTATCAGAATCTCCGATAAGTTTGTTCTTACAGATGTTTAGATATCTAAGTCTAGAAGCATTATCTGAGTCCTTACCTATCCCTAGAATCCAGTCAGCTTCACCTTGCTTACCTGTCTTACTGCCATCTACATCTTCCATTGTGAGCCATAACTTACCCTCACCACTACCACTAGCTTGCGATACTGCAATAACTGGAGCGTAACTCTTAGCTATTTCCCTAGCCCATTGATAGATAGCTTTAAGTTCTAAGTCGTTTCTATCTGCCTTGAAGCCTTTAATCTTATCGATTTGGTCAAAGATAATCAAAGCTGGATTAGCATCTCTAAGTATTGCTTCTATTCTACTACTCCTTGATGAGTCTTCGAAGTCATAGATGTGAAGACGATTTCCTGTAAGAGCCTCATACTTTTTCTGATTCTCTTCAATGTTACTAAAAAGGTCATGAGTTTGTAGTCCAAGCACTGCCTGAAAACAACGGATACCTACCTTAGAACCTTGTTCCTCGTTGTTGAACCATATGATATCGCCAGTAGTTTGTTGTATCATCTTGCTAATCTCACTAGCTAAGAAAGTAGTCTTACCTGTTTCAGGTCTAGCAAAGATAAAACCAAAGTCACCTTTCCGTAATGAACCTAACGATTTGTTCAACCAGTCGAGCCTCCACCTAAGTCCTGATGTCTGTACTTGAGTTTCAAATAGTTTAGCTAAGTTCATTTCAACAATCTTGGAGTCATCTAATTCAATAGGACTCTTCTCGAACTCTTGATAAATCTTATGCAAGTCTTCGATAGAAGCTATACCTTCCTCAACATCAAGTGATACTCTTGCGATGTCACCTGCTAAAGAACGCTTACGATGTTCTTCCATCAACTCAATGACAGCTTGCTCATTGGTTATTTCAACAGAGAAGATATCATCTATGAGAGAAGTCAATTCTTTTCTCTCTTGTTCTTTCAGAAGATAGTTAGTGTTGTAACAAATATCTAGTTCTTCTTTAGTTATAGAATCTTTAGTATTATATTTAATATAATAATTATTAATTATAATAAATAATTTATATATATTACTGTAATTAATCTTTAAATAATCGAGTTTAGCATATTTATAGAATTTAGTAAAGTGTTTTTTATCTTGACAGAATAATTTAATTATTTGCTTTTCAACCATGACCTAATTTCTCCCTTAGAATATTCTTTTGGGTCTTTGTCAGTAACAATAACTCTTGACTCTAGACCCCTCTGTTTAAGTTTCCTCGAAATGCGTAAAGCATTCTTAGCCTTGTCCCTATCTAACCATACAGCCGAGTATCTAAATTGTTCTACTAGCTGGTTCTCCATCTCGTAAGATAAGCTACTACCTAGCAATGGACAGGCACAAAACTCATCTTGCAATCTTGCTATTTTGATAGCTGAAACAATATCTTCAACAATCACGATTGTACTACCTAGACCATAGATTGTCAAAGGTTTCCCTCCAAGTGACATATACTTAGGTCTTCGTCCATCAAAAGTTCTAGCTTGCCAATATTTTGCTGTCTGTAATAACACTAACATCTCATCTTTTACATTCCATTCAATGCCATATTTGTCAATCTCTTCTTGGGAAATGCCGTAAGATAGCAACCAATCTAGTGCTTTTCGTGGAAGTTCCTTAATGTTTGTCAATTTCATGACCGACTCATCTTTCTCATAGTTAAGTTTATTTGCACGCATTCGTAGTGAAGCAACATCAGTTTTGCGTACATGATGTTTACATCCAAAGCACCAAAAATGGTCTTCGTACTCACCTAAATTGTCTTTACTACCACACTTTGGACAGCTTGTATGACCTAAAAATTTACTCATGATTCTACTTACTCCCCATTAATGGTAAGAACATTGACTATTTGTTACATTTGTGTTACAATACTTACATATACTCATAAGAGTATACATAACTTTTAGGAGAATTACCATGTGGACATCACCATCAGCAACAGAAATGCGTTTCGGTTTTGAAGTAACTATGTATGTAATGAACAAGTAATGGACTAGGTAACAGACTGTTACTAAAACACACCCCACACGCCTATCGTAGAAGCGCAACCTTGTGGGGTTTTTTATTGCCTACAACAATTAAACGCAAAAAAGTAATTACTCAAAGTCGAGGTCGTCAACATCAAAGTCGATGACCTCATCATTGTCCCGTAAGTCCTCTCGTTCTTGTGCCAGTATATTCACACCACTATAACAGTAGCTACATAAGTCTACATACTCACCTGAGTTTACTGACTTTCTAGTTGCCTCAAACTCTGTCAAGGCTTTGTTGCAAGCTATACATCTCATGTTTGACCCTCCAAAGGTTCTTGTGTAAGTTCATAAAACTCTTCCATACCTAATGAAGCATAGTCCTGCTCATTTGGTCTGAAGTCTTGTTCGTTGTCCATAGCTATTCCTTTATAATGCGTCCTGTATCCCATTTTATTCCCCTATTAATGTTAAGCCATCAAGTCTTATGTCATGGTGTGGTAAGCCCCAAGCATAAGTTTCAAATTCATCATCAAACTGAATTGTTAAATGCTTATCAACACTAGACAATTCAATCACTTTGCCTTCAGTAACTAAATTTTTATCATCATCATTGATAATACGAAAAGTCTGACCTAATTTAATCTCACTGTATTTCATCTTGTTACCTTTCGTAAGCATTTAAAAAATCATCAACCGCATCAACCACTGTTTCACCCTCGTATGAAGTGCTAATAATGTCAAAGCAGTCGCTGTTTGAAAGTGTAAAGCCTATGCTTTCAGCATATATTTTTAAGTCATCAATAGTCATAATTCTCCCCAGTATAATATTCTAACAACACTTTACATGAATCAATAACTTGATTTTGTACAACTATATCTTTTTCATGTATATAATTACTTTCAAGATACTCTGAACTATCTTTTAATTGCCTTTTTAACATTGCCACAAATCCAGCATTTAAGACATCAAGTAGCAAGTCATTACTTTCTAATTCAAATTCGAGTTTCACAATGGGTCACCTTCGCTAAAGTTATACTGAAGTACTTCATCTAACTCTTGTATTGAAGCAATTCTCATATCTGCCGCAATCTCTTTACCTAGAGTAAATGGAAACATTCCTTCTTCGAATCTCTTCCTGACTGCCTCGCTGTTTGGTGCAGAAACCTCTACTGTCCTTACTATTGTTTCTACATAATCTATTGTAAATTTTTTCATTTTATCTCTTCCTTAATTTAAGTTGCATTTGTTTAATGGTAGCTGAAGCACACGCCCTTGCTACTTCTGTGAGCGTGTACCCTTTATAACCTAGTTTTGAAAGCTTGTCTACCTCTTTTGTGTACTCCTCAAAGTAGATATTTTTTAGTTTTGCATTGTTGTATAAATCTGCGTATTGCATGTATTATCCTTATCGTAAGTGACCGACTAACTCATTTTTTCTAATTGCTTTATGCGATAGTTTTCCCGTGAATCGGGCATTCCTTCCTCTTCCAGCTCTTTCAAATGTTCGTCTAAGGCATCTACTGCTTCTGCAAACCATTCAAAGTATTCAGGCTCTCCGTTTATTTGCCAAATGTTTACCCATCCATCTCTGATTGTATAAGTTTGAACTTCATATAACTCACCACACATATTTATTCTCCAAAAGTGATTACAACAATACCTGCAAAAAATACTATCACTGATATAAATAGCAGACCTCTTCCAATTACTTCTGCTAAAACATCATGATAACTAACTCCTAATATTACGAAGCCTGTCCCCATAAGAGCAAGGCAAGCGACTAGTGCCATCATCGTCATTTTATTAGTCATTATGCTTCTTCCTTTTCAGCTTCTTCTTCAAGCTCTTCAGCCCATTTATTGAGCTCGTATATCGTATGAAACTTAGATGATTCTATAATCTCTTCGCGGTCTGTGTCCCAATGATTCCAGCATGCATAGATTATATCATCTTCATTTAAGTCAAGGTATAAACTAAAGTTAAAATCTTCATCCCATAGCCATACATTACCACTTGAACTATTGACCCCAACTTCTCCATGTTCTAAGTCCATACCAAATCGTGAAGCCTCTGTAATAAGAAGACCTACCTTTCTTAATTCGTTTCCACATAAACCTTGTTGAATATTCATTTTCCTTCTCCTTTGATTAGTTTAACTAGTGCAACTTCTGCCTTGATTGTTACTTCCATTTTTTTAATCCTCCATTCGAGTGACTCTTTTTGAGCGTCTGAATAGGATGACGTTTCAGTTCCGTTTTCGGTATAGTACTTTTTCAAGTCCTTGCGTGCCAAATCCTGAGCATCCCAAATGCAGTCCCAAATGTAGTGCTGTTCTAAGTGTGTCATGTTTATACTCCCTTTGCTTTGATGTTTAAGCACTCTTTATAAGTGCCTGTAAAAATAATTTTGTAAGTGTTTCGTTGGTCATTACCCTTACAAACTATAATGTTGCCGTGCTTGTTTGCTTGTGCTGTGTACATTATACCACCTCTTTTAAATATGATGCAGTATGATTTATGTTTGCTGTCGCTGTCCCGATAGCGTCCTCCAAGTCATCCGTAAAATAAGTAGAATCATCTTGCCTAACATTATCAATATAGAATTTACATTGAAATTCTTTATACTCACTATTCCAGTAAATTTTGACTTGCATAAACCCAACGTCAGTTTTAGCTTCGATTGTACGATGT